CAATCCCTCGGTCGAATAAGGTAGCACCAGCTTCTTCAAGCCATTCACTTAACGATTTCTGTGTATCGGACACTTGACCTGCCTCTCTTATAGCCTTCATTAAAAGCTTTGGCTTTGGCTGAAGTAAATAAACTCCAGATATAAAGGCCGATAAATGGAACTCCAATGATTATTCCTACTACTGCTTCATCAGATAAATTAGGCAACATCTGCGCTCACCCCATATTTATCAAGCCAATATGCAGAAATTTCAGCCTTAGATAGACGGCCTCTTAACTGCTGCTTACCCATCCGCTCTTTAGCGAATCGTCTGATTATTGATCCCTTAACCCAATTTGTCTCATCAGTCCAAGCCCCTGCTTGAGAATCAAATCGAATTAGAGCTACTTTATTTATCATTATGCTCCCGTTCTGTAATCCACAAATGGATTTACGGGTTAAATCTATTTGATTAAATCTATTTAGACAAGTAATAGCTCGGCGTGGCGAATATCTAAGAAGCCAGCCAGTCTTTCGTTAGTCGCTTTGTTGGCAAAGTCGGTTGTTATAGGAAGGCGCTTTAGAGCCCACTCAGGCTCGCTTATAGCCCCTAAGTCCCACTGATAGACCCCTCTAGGTGTCGAGTTAATATAAAGGGTCTTAGCGCCCGTTCTAGCCCTTATATCGGCCAGATAGTCCCACTTCTTCTTTTCTATCATCAAAGTATCGTAATGAGTCCTGCGACACTTAAGCTCTAAGAACGCGTTATGTGTTACGCCATCTGCTCGGTCGGTCGCTGATAAAGGCTGCAAGTCTGGATAAAGCGACTTGAGAGCCTCGAATAACTCAACCTCTCGAAAGTAGATTAGTTATCTTCCTCGCCATCTTCCCAACCTATTTTCTTTATTGGGTCATCGGCAGGCACTATCCAATCAGGATAAGAGCTACGATCCATAGCGAAAGCAAGTGAAGTGCCTTCATCCATACCAGCTCTACGGCAAGCCTTATAAACTTCATTGGCTGCAATAGCCCAGAAATCAAGCTTTGTTAGCGGTGTTTCCTTAGTAGTCCTTCGTCTTTTAGGACGCTTGACTGGCTTCTTACTTACGCGCTTTCGCGTTGCCATTTCTGACTCCCTTCGCTAGCGCTAATTCTAGCTGAGACTCCATTTTATCAAGGCGCGACACTATTGGAATATTCTCCAATTTAATTATGTATCGCAGGCCAGCAATCAGTAAAGCAATAGAACCTAAGACTGAAGCTACTAAGGTGGCCAATTCAGCCGCTGGCATTAACGGACTTTGCCGTATCGCTCATAGTTAGGGTTAAGCCAGTTAATAACGCTAGGCAAGACTGATACTAGAGCGGCATTGGCAATTGCAGCAGGGTCGAATCCCACCGCTAGATATGTCGCTAGTGCTGCTGCTAGGAACGCTTTCGCCCAGCTTTCCGCGGCTTTTTTTAGGTCTCTCATTAGCTTCTCCTTCGAGGTCAAAGTAACTGCCATTTTTGTCTCCCAATGTTGTAAATGAAATATGGAAATGTGAGCGGTGAGGATTTGCGCCGTTATATTTTCTGCGCTTCCAGCCCAATATCGGACTCATAATTTTTCCATCGTAGATTATGTATTTAATTCGCTTATCGCCGTTCTTGGCCAACTTGCGAATTTTTTCAACTAAAGCGTAAGACTCTTCTTTGTGAGCTGATAAATCGGCATCAATATCTAAAGCTCTAACGATTCCATCGACTGGTATGTGGTCAGAATTGCCTTTAGCAAGGTGGCGAGAATCAGCAATCCAGCCGTCAGACTTCCTATCCCGATCAGGATAATCGTCATCTATTTGCTCCCTGAGTTGCACACCTGCTGCACATAACTTAGCCATTATCTTTAGTTGCTAACCAAGCAGCATAAACAGGATTAGCAGGATCTTTTGGAAAAGATAATTTTGACCCATCTTCATTAGTAATTTCTATGTGGGTTTCGCTATGTCCTTCAGGATATGTGTTTGTTATTTCTCTTATCATAGTTCTGCTATCACTCCTAAGTATCCAGCGGTGTTATTTGCTTGTCTGAAAAAATAAGGTCTATTGGCCACTAAACCTGATGCAACTGTAAAATCTATACCTAATGTTTTATTCGTTGCATAAGTGCTGGCTAAAGTTACTGCTGTTACCGCTATATTACTTGCTTCCACATCTGAAACTTCTAGGTTTGCAGATTCAAGAGCTGTAGGCGCAGTTCTCATTGTAGTAGGCAGATAAACTAAAGCTAAACCATTGGTAGCACTATATCGGATAGCGCTTCCAATATTTCCTCTGCTATTGGTAGAATCATTAAACCTTACATAATATCTTTGGCAAGAATCTAATTCATCAGCTAAAGTGCCACCAGCATATACAAATGCTGTTGCACTTGAACCAAGTTCTAACTTAGCCTCACTTATGTATAAGAAATCCCCAAGTGTAGTATCAGTAACATCAGACCAAATAAACAAAATTAGGTTCTTAGTGCTGGCAGTATCAACTGCGGCAGATACGGAGTAGGTAGCATAAGAAGTAGTTAGGTTTAGATTTACTGGACTGTTCTCATAGGTAGCATTAGCGATCAAAGTAGGGTTTGTGCCTTCAACATTCCAAGCCGAAATGATGTCGCTTGTTACTGTGTCGGCAGTTCCAGACCAAGCCACAATAGCAGCCTTGACATTATCTAATTTAGTAGTGGCAGATACTTTAGCCTTGAAACTAAAAGTTACTGTATTGCCAATTAAACCAACGCAATCTTTGTTTTCAATGATAGTGGCTATGCCAAACTTCTTATTAACTGTTTCTACATCTAGGGCAATAGCAAACTGTCCATTGGTAGGAACTGTTGTGGTGTCTTGAGTAACATCAATAACATCGTTGGTGTCTGAAAGAATATACCAGCGATCCAAAGTGTAAGCATCATCATTGTTATTGCTCGCGGTAAAAGAAGTGCCTCTTTGGGCGATAGCAAAACCGCCATTAATTAGATAGTTTTTTTGAATTTGTGCTGCTGGTGTAGCCCATTTTAATCCTGTTGATTCTCCAGTCGCAACTGTTAAAACATCACCATTTACTCCTGAGCTGGCTAATCTGGCTGGTGTGTCTGCTGCAGTAGCCGAAATCAAATCCCCTTTAGCATCTAAAATAACTAATGGATCAACCGCAGTCCAACTGAAATCTAAATCAGTTCCGCTTGCTTTGGTCAAAACTTGACCAGTTGTTCCGCCTTTTAAATCAACAAATGAAGCATCCACTCCATTGCCTAAAGTGCGAATGGCAGCTGCGCCGTCCTTAACTAAATCTGTATCAGCTGGGGTTGTCCAGCCAAAATTACTTGTCGTTGGCATTTATTCTCCTTAGGCAACTATTGTAGCGTTAAGCCAGTCTAAAGCTGGGTTTAGACTTGCCCAGTATTCGGCAATTGGGACATCTGACCATTTGAAGGCTTGAAGCGAGAAAGCCAACGGTGAAACGGTCATCGTCAGGCTTAATTGATTTAGGCTGGCAGTCCAAGTCCAGCCTTCAACAAATCCCTGAAACTCGCCATTTACCATATTTGCTGGCAAATTTACGATATTGACTGGCATACCCATAAAAACACCCAATAGGGAATCTCTATCAGTATTATCGATTTCGGTGCTCCCCAACGGAAAAGTTACCTGCTTGACTGCATATTGAGGATAAGCTCGAATTAATAAATAAAAAGCCGCTTGGCTTTCAGCATCTCCTTGATTTCGCAAAGTGGTATTTATAGTGGTTGCCAATTGTCCATATTCAGCGATTGAAGCTATATCGCTGTCAGTAACATTTTGACTACCTGCTGACCCATAAGCAATTGTTATTGAATTACGGACATCGCCTGATTTCTTAGATATTGTAAAACCAGGTCCAATTGAGTGATTTCCGTCCAAATCCACATATCCATTAGCAGCTAAGTATTGTCCTCTATGTGTTGAGTCTGCATAGCTAATTCGACCTTGAGAATCTTCATATAGATAACCTAGCCCAGAAGTAGCAAAGCGAGCGGCTAAATCATAAACTGTATCATTTAAATTGTTTTCTGAATGTAATTCGTAATCGCCAGGAGTGTCAATTTCACCATAACCACTATTCTCCGCATCAAGCCATTGAACTACTGGATCATAACCAGACCAAGTTTCCGCAGCTGGCACTTCATTCCATCGGTCAAATAATACATTTTCAAATAATTCTGCAATTCGGTCTCCATCAAATTGATGAGCGAAATTGCCAGTATAAATCGCTCTAGCAAGTCTGGCCAAAGCACCTAGAGCAAAAATCTTAATTTCTTGAGTTAAGGCCGTTGAACCCGATTTGCGGACTGTTACATTAATATCAGTTATAAAGCCACCAAATAAAACAATATAAGTGCTAGCAGAATTCTGGACTTCAATAGTGACTGCATCATTTACTTCGTAGCTTAGGTCAGATTCATTCGTTTCAATTAATGTTAAACTACAATACCCTGCTGTGGGCTGCGAATAGATGTCAGTTCTACCAGAGGTTATGGTCAATCCACCTAAGGTCGCCCCTGTTACTGTTGAACCATTTACCTTAATTCGATAAACGGGATTCCAAAGCGTCAAACTGTAACTCCAGTTAAAGCCAAAGCCCCTTGAGTTCCTCTGGCAGCGCTTTCATTTAATAATTCAATAATTTGTCTAGCAGTCGATTCAGAATCAATAGCGCCATTTACTGTTATATTGTATTGAGCTTGAGCCTGTGGCAATTCTCCAGCTGCTCTGCGTCTTAGAAATTCATTTACCTGCTCTTGAGGATCAAGGTTACTCAATCCTAATTCTTGCATAGTTAAACCTTCAGGAGTTGTAGTAACTATTAAACCAGCATTCTTCCAAGCCAAAATGTCCTCATCCGAATAGCCTTGCTCTCTAAGGAACTTAAATGAGTAACGGCCACCTCTTTTTAGGCTAGGAGGTAAGGATAAAGTCATACCCTTGCTAGTCATTGGGCTAACTAAATTTGCCGTTACAAAGTTAGCAGAAGGTGCTTTAAAACTATCAAAATCTTGTGTTGTAAATGACGCGTTATCAAATGGGTTTATTTTGCCTAAAAATTTGCTTAACGGATTGTTTTTAATAAAATCAACAAACTTTTTATAATTATCGTATAATTCACCAAAGAAATTGACGGCTTTCCCAACTATATTAACCAAAGTAGTAAATGTAGTAACAATTCCGGTAACTGCTGTTTTCAGAGCACCAGTCAAAATAGGGACAATATATTTATTTAAAAAATTCCAAATAGCAGTAAATTCTTCTTTATTTTCATCCAACGCTTTTGTAAGCGGCTCAAATTTCTTTCGTATTGATTCTACGGCTGGGGCAAGATTATTATTGAATTTATCTAGCAGATTAGTCAGAATTGGCAGCAGTCTTGCTCCGACCGATTCTTTGGCTTCATCGAAAGCCACCTGCAGTCTTGCGACTTTCCCACTAAAAGTGTCTGCTTGAATAGAAGCCTGTCCGCCAAAGGTATCGGCTAGTTGAGCTGTAACATCATCAAAGCTCATAGACTTGAGCTCAGCAGCTGATAAACCAATACCCAAACGGGTAAGGGCGGAAGTATTGCCATCATAAGCTCTAGCTAATGATTGGCTTACTGCATCTAAATCTTTACCTGATCCAGCAGCTATATCTAAAGCCAGCGTTTGTAGCTTCTGAGCCTTTTCGACATCGTTTGTAGCTCTAACTAATTTTTCAAAAGAGGGTCTAAGTTTGTCATCAGCTACACCAGTTGCCAAAGACATTTGCAGTATTTGATCCTCAACTGCTTTGATTTGGTCTTTAGTTGCGCCAGTCGTATTTTCTAAAGTTTTTGCTAGTTTGACTTGCGCTTTTTCATCTTCAATAGCAGCTTTAACGCCATCAATCAATAACTTGCCAGCGTAGGCAGCTGCTGCGGCTGCTGCTACTGCAAAGGCTGCGG